GAGATGCAACAACAAGAGTATGTAGTCACATTAAATGTTCCTAACTGGCCAGATGGTAAAGTAGATGTATACATGGTTTGCTCTTTTGCAGAAGCATCAGCACAATCTTATGATAGTGTCAATACTACTATAATGTCACTTAATCAAAATGATTTAGAGACTGCTCACGTGGTGAAAACAATTGCTAAACCTGAACCTAACAGCTTTAAATTTGAATACAAAGTTGTCAATGAATTCGCAAACGAATATCACTTAGAGTGTACATTTACATCTATTAAAGGTGCGTGGGAGAAAGCTCGCTTTTCAGTTATGCTTGAATCAAATCCTCCGGGAGCATTTTTAGGTGGTATGGGTGAATCACTATCTCCTGCTCCAATTGGAGAAATGTTATCACAAGGAGAATCGTATACGTTCAATTCGCAATCATTTACTCGTGTATAGACTTCTTCAAACAACTATGTGAATTATACAGCAAGATACTTAGGAGATAATTATCAATCTGGTTCTATTATATTTAGAGCAAAATAACATGATAATAATTAAAGGAAACTTAACAATTGAAAGAGACAAGCTCAGAACAGATTCTCTTCTGAGACAAGCTCAGAACAGATTCTCTTCTGAGACAAGCTCAGAAGAGTTAACCACAGAAATAGTAGCGTACGCTAATCTCAATGAATATGACATTACCGACGCTACTATTTTAGTTGGAGATATAACAGCTGAAAAGCTGCACGGGTTAGTATTAGTTACAGGGGAAGTAGCCCAAATAGAGGAGGGCGTGGTATGACATCAAATGGTATTATATCAGCTCCTGTAACTATCACTGATATAAAAAATACTATAGGCTTAAACTCAACAGGACTTATGGATCTAGTAAGTAGAGCAAGAACTGGTGGAGTAAACAGCCGAGCATTTAATACAGTGGAAGGAGGAGGAACTATAAATGATGGTTATCTTATAGATGGAGCTACTCCATTCTGGAATATATGGTCCAATGATCAACCGGGAGAATGGATACCTCCGACAGAAGTTGATGGGCCTCTTAGACTTAGATTAAGAAGAGATTCAGGTGGTGGAAGATATAGAGCTGCAATGGGTGATTTCAGAGGATACAATCAAAATGCTAGTGCTCCTATTCCAGGAGGAGGTGAAGGTAATTATGTAGCAACAGGTGGTACAACTACTTATTCTACTACTTTGAAACCAAGAACTGGTTCATATAATTGGAAGAAAGTATCTGGAGCCACTCTGTTTCAAGCTAGGGTGTATGATGGAAAAACACTAATAACTTCTAGTACTCCTGCTGCAATTGGAGACAACGTATCTTTACCAATATCATTTACTGTAAATCTAGCTATATCGTACACTAAAGTATATACTACTAGAATATATGTTGGATCAGGTACTGTAAATGATTTTAATTCTTTAGGCTACTTACCTGTAACAGGTGAAATCGTTATTACAGTTAGTCCTAAACCAGTACTTACCGCAACTGTTAAAGTTAGTGGTAGAGTAAATGTATTCTCTATGGCAGAAGGTGTAGTTGCACAGAATACTGCTAGATATTCAGGTACATACAGATTAAACTCTGGTGTTACTACTGATGGTACAATTCTTAAAAGTATGGTATATAGTTGGGGTACATCTGAAGCTGGAAATAACGGATCATTAACAGTTACTTCTTTTAATTACAAAGAAGGTCCTTCTTATCTTAGAAGCTATCCACCTGGAGACAATAAAGAAACATTTACTTCTGATCCAAGTAGAGTACCAGCAGACTTCCAAAACTCCTATCATGTATTATTTGTATACGAATAATAATACACGTTAATATGTTAGTAATTAAAGGGAATTTAGTTATAAAGCAAGTTCGGAATAGTAACAATTCCGAAAGCAAGTTCGGAATAGTAACAATTCCGAAAGCAAGTTCGGAATAGAGGAATAAGGATATCATAGCATTTGCAGATCTCGATGGAATCGATATCTCAGACGCTATGGTTATTACAGGTGATGTTGAATGCGATTACACACATTTAAATGGTGAAGTACTAGTAACAGGTTAGGTAACAGAGGAAGGAGGTAACTATGCTTCCTAACTCTGGTATAACTACTACACTGGTTGCAAATGAATTAGGAGTAAGTACACACTCTGTATCATAGTTGTGTACTAGTTCTAACATAAATATATTTAGTAAATATAAACCAGTTAAATGGCCCTATACTAATGTAGATGGTGTTACTGATAGGTGGAGATCTGTAAATGGTAATTGTGGAATACTAGTCCCTGATGCTACGTCTCTTCCTTCATCAGGACCTATGGCTAAATGGTAGCACGATAAACCTAGAGGTGGATCAAGTGAACCATATAGACTTGGAGACTTTAGAGGTTACAATCACAGTGCTCCCGCATTCTTTAAAATGTATCCTGACCCTGCTATGAGAAAAGGAGAAGCATTTAAGTGTTCTATAATGCAGAATCAAGCAGCTGAAATCAATATCAAAGATATTAAAGTTTTATCACAAAGCTATATAGGAATAGTAGTACGTCATACATCTACAGGAGAATTGAGATTCGTTACTCTTACTACTGATGTAGCTAGTATGTCAGCTAATGAATACTTGTTATCTGTAGATATTCCTAAAAATTGGCCTAATGGGAATGTAGAAGTATATATGGTAGGGTCTATGATATCTGTTCCAACTGTATAGACAAGTATTGGTACTACTGTTAGATCGCTGAATTAGGAAGATGGTAATGAAGGTTATCGAGTATTTGTACTTAAAGACGAAGAACCAGATAGATTCAGTGTAGATTACGATGTTGAACCAGGATCACTTCCAGGAGAGTATGAAATTACATTTAGTGTTACATCTATTAAGGGTACATTCTGGATGTATGATGTAACTATGGTTCTTTCATCTGAACCTGCCGGTAACGTAATTCCTATGGGTACTGTAACTAGTGGCGCTGGACCAGATGTTAATATTATGACAGGACAAACCTATACATTCCCTCCATATACTGTACACGTTATAAATAGTAGTATTAATTCTTATGTCAATGTAGACCCAACATATCGTGGTACTGTAATTGGTGGATTTGGTATTCTATTTAGAGCTAAATAAAATAAATTTTAATCGATTAAAACAATGAATAAACTAGACGTAACAAAAGAAATTAGACAAGTTACATATACTTACACAAGTGATAATCTTACTTTTGAAGGTACTTGTAATGTTGACTCAAAGAAGGTGGTATCTGATGTTAATGCTCAGGTGAGTGTTAAACAAGGAGAGATTCCAACAAATATTGGTAGTGTGTCAAGTAATAGTAGCGCATCTATCAATATTTGGAATAGTGAATACAAAAGTTTAATTGACACTGTAGCTACTGCTTTCAAGTCATTACAGACAGACTTGACTAATTACTATAATGTTCAAAGTGTTAGTGATACCTTATAATTATGCAAACAAGTTTTAGAATAAGTCCTACAGCACCAAATCCTGCTGAGACTACGTATTGGGTTGACACTACTGCCAATAATTACAAAGGAATCATTAAGTACTACGATGCTAATGCGAATAAATGGAAAATACTAAACGATAGTACTAACAGTCAACAAAATGAAGCCATTAAAGAACTTAGTGCTGCACTTCAGGCAATACAAGCAACGGTAAGTACTTTGCAAAGAGATAAAGTAGACAAAGATGGTTCTAAAGTATTGTCAGATAATAATTATACAAATGCTGACAAGGATTTAGTTAGTAAAATTGGTAATAAAGTTGATAAAGTACAAGGAAAACAGTTAAGTACTAACGACTATACTACAGATGAAAAGAACAAGTTAGCTGGCATTGCTGCACAAGCAAACAAGACTAACATTGTTAATAACCTGACTACATCTGCTGCTGGTTCTGCATTAGATGCACAGCAAGGTAAAGTACTAAAAGATGCTCTCGATGCTTTAACACAAAGAGTAACTGCTTTAGAAACACCAGCTGCATAAAATACGCTATTAGTACATACTGATATAGGAAAAGGGGTAGAAACATAATCTACCCCTTACCGTTTTATAATTAGTATCAAAGATATTTCAGTCCTAATCTAACAGATTGGGATTTGTTTTTTAGCTAGAAACAAGTTTATGTTAACATCAATAATTGAGAAACTACCAGAAATAATATCATCTATAGCAGCTTTCGCAGCATTGTGGTTTACTTATAATCAATATACGAAGAATAAGATAACTGATTATAAAATTGAAAGTTGGAAGAAAGAAGAATCACAAAAGAATATAAAGAAAGCTGGAGATATAGCTACTATATACGGTGAACTATGGGAACTATTACACTTTTTGAAAGCGGATAGAGTATACATAATTCAGCCACATCCACTGCATAAATCTCTATTTATCTCTGTTACTTTAGAAGTAAAGAGAAGTGATGTGTCTAGCGTGAAACCTCACCTGACAGATATTACGATCTCAACTATCGCAAAGTTCACTTCTGAATTAGCAAACAAAGATTACATATGGATTGATGATGTAGATAAGGAAGACATCGATAAAAAGATGAAACAACTTATGCTTTACAATGGATGCAAGACATTAGCTATTCGTAGAATGACAGATGAAAATGATAACTGGATTGGCAACTTAGTTGTAAGTTATACCAGAGGTTTTAATGAAGTAGATGTTACCAAAGACTTAGTAGATAAAATGACTAGATCGAGTGCACAGATGATCTAGTACTTATTACCAGAATACTAGGCTCCAAAATAATTTTAGTGAGAATGTATCACATAATGGCGTATTTTCAAATTTGATTTGTTAGTACGCCATTTTTATTTTTCCTAGTTTAAAACCAACTATTATGAATATATTCACAAAATTATTATTAGCAGCAGTGCTTGCATTAGGTCTTACTTGTGTATGGCAAGGTAATAAAATTAAGACACAGGATGCTCGTATATCTCAAATTTATAACAATTATAAATACTACGAATCGTAGTTTAACAACACTGAAAAATAGAATAGAGTCTTATAGCTTACAGTTAATGAATTAAAACTAAGTAAAGATAGCTTAGTGTAGGCAGTAAATAAGGCTAAGAAAGAATTAAAGGTCAAAGACCAGAATCTCAAAGAGGCTCACGTAATCAATACAGAAATGAAAGACACAACTACAGTTAAAATAATAACCAAGGAGGTTGACTTTACTAAAGAGTTAAAGCTTAATTCATTGACAACTATCACAGTTAGCCGAAAAGATTCAATCTTAACAACTATACTTGACTTAAAGAATCAGTAGATCCTTATTGTTGAAGAGAAAAAAGAATATCGTAACAAGTATAAAAATGGGTTTGTTCGTTTTCTTCATTTTGATTGGAAGAGAGATAAAGTAAAAAAATACTCTATAATAAATTCTAATCCACTTATCAAAGTGACAGACACACGTGTTTTGGAGATACCAAAAAAATAAGGAGTGATCAACACTCCTTATATCTCCAAATATATCCGTATGCTTGTTTATATTTATAGTTACAACAAGCATAGATATTTCCAGTACTGTACCCAAGTGAACGTTTGATTTCATTTATGCTTGGCCATTCTGTTATTAAATTCTGGTCTTTATCATATTGTAATATTACTTTGCTAATTTTGCTATTGTTTTTAAGAGAACGAGATACATTTCGATTCCTATTACCGTAATTAGTATTATAATTAGCAGTACACCACTCTAGGTTACTTACACAGTTATTAGTTCTATCCTCGTCTTTATGATTTACTTGAGGCAAATTATTAGAGTTAGGCAAAAAAGTTTCAGCAACTAAACGGTGTACCTGCTTTCTACAGTATTTACCATAATTATTACATATACATATATTAATGTAGCCGTTACGTTCTGTATATACATTGAGAACTTTTCCTTTAATAGTCATTGTTCTATTGTTATTCCGAACAATCACACGATCTACAGATCTCACTCTACCTAAAGTAGAGATTTCATAATTATCAAAATTATCAATCTTTTTCCAAATTTCCATATTGTTAATGTTTATAAGAATAACGTATGGAATAACTAAAGGTTATCAAAATGACAGACAAATAATAGAAATAACCCTATTATTAAACTTATTAATCAATAATAAAATATGCATAGACTATTCCGTATTAAGGCTTATGAAGCCGAACATGGTCCTCACTTTGACGAGGAAATGGCTCGTAAAGCAGTAAGCAAGATGGAAAACGAAGATGGCTCTAGAGGTCAGCATTGGTCAATAGAAGAAACCACTTCGTTAGCCAATCAGCACGGCATACGTATGGATGAAAAATTCAATAAGTATGACTGGTATGTTGCATTAAACATGGTATACTCAGACTATTACAGAGTAGTAGTTAATATGACTAATTCTAATAACCCTAAACACTTTGTTGAGCTTGCAAAAGCTTGGTTGTGTGATAAAGATATAGAGGAAGGCAAAATGTGGTACTATTATGTATACATAATGTGTGACAAAATCAGAAACGCTGAAGAGGAACTTTACGAGAGAGAATATGGCAGACGTCACAAGGAAGACGATGACGATGACGACGAATACGAATATCATGGAATGATGCGTAGAGGCGGAAGAAGGTCAGGTATGATGGGTAGACGTTCTGAGTATAATTACGATCATGATTACGAAAGAGAAGAAAGAAATCGTGAATACGAACCATATTCGGAATATGGGCATGGACGTTCAATTCGCTATGTTCGTTTTTAATCAAAAACTTAAAAATCAATTTTAAAATAATCAATTATGTTAGGTGAAGAAAAAATTATTGTACAGGATCGCGGTATCGATGCAGGTATTGCAGCACTGATGCAGAATGCTAACAAAGGTAACATGGACCCCGCAGCTCTTATGGCTATGATGAATAACAACTACGGATTCGGTGGTAACGGAGCTTGGTGGATTTGGATTATCCTCCTGTTCTTCTGCTGGGGTGGATTTGGTGGTAATGGATTTGGTAGAGGCGCTAGCGATGCCAGTAGACTTGCTTCTGAACTGAATACTGACGCTAATACAAACTTGCTAATGCAAGCAATTAATGGTAATAAAGAAGCTATCAGCTCCCTGTCTAATACACTGAATTGTGACTTTAACTCGGTGACTGCTGCTTTGAACAACATTAATAGTGGTGTTAGTAAGATCTCTTGTGATGTGAAATTGTCAGGCTGTGAAGTTATTAATGCCATTACTTCTGGTAATGCTGCTTTAGCTTCTAAGCTCGCCGAATGTTGTTGCAACACACAGCGTTCTATTGATAGTGTAAACTTGAATCTTACTAAGATGGGATATGAAGATCAGTTGGCTATGTGTAACTAGACTAATACTCTGGTAAACACTATGAATCAGAATACACTGAGCTTACGTGATTCTAACTTAGCTAATACTCAGGCTATACTTCAGAAGATCGATAACTTCGAGAATATTTATCGTCAAGATAAGATGGATAGACTGACTTCTGAAAATCTTGCTCTGAAGGGACAGATCTCTCAGGCTAATCAGAATCAGTATATCGCTGCAACAGTACAGGCTAACACTGCACCGATTGTTAATCGTCTGAACTCACTGCAAAGTGATGTAGATGGCATTAAGTGTAAGTTGCCTAATACAGTAAGCGTACCGTATCCTCAATTAGCAGTTTACAATCCTGAAATCGCACGTGCTGCTGCATATGGTGCATTTGCAGGTGAAAATTATGGATTGAATACTCAGTGCGGTTGTTGCTAATAGAAAGGAGGTAATTATGTATCCTTTTTATAATACGAACCAAAGATTATTTCCGTTTCCTTTCTTTCCATTTCCCGGAACAGGATTCAATCGGAGACGTAGATTAAATAGAATATCTGGTATACCAGTACTTAAAACTACAGGTGTTACTGCTTCAACTACTGAAGTAAGATATGATGTTAACGAAGAAGAATGGAGAGCACTTCCAAATGAAGGTCTTTTCTTCTTAGATGTAAGACAAGAAGTTCCTACTGCTAGTGCAGATCTTCCAGTAACTCTTAAAGCTGAAGAATCTACTCCAGCTGGTACTTCTATGTTACGCAGTGCGTTAGCAGAAGATGTGTAGGCAGGTGATTTGAAGATGACAATTAGATATATGATATACTATAACAAGTGTACTAAGACATATCAATTAATCAATTCTTATCCAGCTAATATTCCTACAGCTGCTGCATAAGTTTAAACAAAGGGCTCCCTTAAAAAAGGAGCCCAAAAAACTTATATTTGTTATGATGTTCAATGAATTAAAAACAGGAGATAATGTCTATATAGTAGAAGTTCTGGGAACTTTCAAAAAGAATACTAGCTACAGTGTTGGTACAGTCAGTTCTGTTTCAAACGTGTATGATGAAGCTCTTCCTCAAGGCTAGTTTTAGATGCCTGGACAAACAAGAAAGAGATTAGTGGATGTCGTTATTACCAGCGACGGAGAATCAAAAAAATTCACAGTCCCAGTCGATAGATCCATTATTAGTGACAGTTCTATTGGGCTTACTATTTCCACAAATAAAAACGAAATAGTCAAGATCATCCAAGATCAATACAATATTTACAAAGCTAAAAAAGACTCTATCGCTAAATGTGACGAAGAGATGAAAAGATGTCAAGACCTACTTGATAAGTTAGATATTAAACCTGAAGAAAAAGAAGATCCTCGAATAAAGGAGCTTTAGAATGAAGTCAGTGAATTAAAGAATATTATAAAGCAAGCAAGTCAAATGGTTTCAGCACCAATGAAATAGATGCTACCACAGGATATGCAAAATGCTATGAACGAGGCTAGTCATTAAGACTAGCCTTTTTTATTGCCCATTTCCTTGCCTTTAAAGAAGAGCTATTACACTATGTGTGCAATTGTATACCCTATAGCAGAAAGTGCGTAAAAAAGGCTAAGAATGCGTTTTATTTAGATAACGTTATATTTGAAAAGATGAAATTAAATACATTAAACACTATAGTGGATGATATACTATTAATATTGAGAAATAGTACCATTGGAGAATCTGAACATATAAGTAGGATTCAGATAGAACAATGGATACATCAATATAGAGCATATCTAATAAGATAGGAGATAGATAAAGGTTATGACATAAATGATATGTATGTAACTACTATTCCTATGATACACTTAGATAAAGTAGAAGATACTCCTGGACATTTTTTATATCAGTCTGAGTATGAACTACCTAAACTAATTCAGTTTCATAAAAGACCAGGACTTATCTTTGTGAAAGATATGTACGGTAACCTAATCTAGATAGGTGATGAAACTAAAGCTAAAGCATAGAAGTATCGTAAGTATACTTGCAAAGATTATATTTGCTGGGTAAAGAATAATCGTATATACTTAGATGGAGATAGCAATCAATTAGAGTATATTACTATTGGTATTATACCTGAGAATCCTGCTGATGTAGCAGATTGCTTTGATCCTAATGCTCCATATCCAGCTCCAGCACACATGATACCTACAATCAAAGATTTAATCTTTAGTAAAGAACTTAGGATTATGCCTCAGATGCCATCTGACGATACTAACAATTCACAAGATAATACATAGAATATATATAAGAAATAATGTAGACTGAAAAACTTAACTACAACAGAAAATCTTACACTATTGCAGACTATTATGTAAGCTACAAGAACTATATAGAATAGGATACAGTATATGATATACCCTATTCTACTTTTAGAAATATAGTATCTGATTACTTTAAATATATTCAATAGGAAGTAATAGAAGGTAGTAAAGAGTTTAAGTTGCCATGTCGGTTAGGTACGCTATGTATTGTGAAGAGATAGCCTAAGAATTTTGATAGTAAAAGCTTAAGAATAGATTATCACGAAAGTAAAGTACAAGGTAAGATAGTATACTTCTTAAATGAACACTCAAACTTTTTTAAATTCAGATTTTTGTGGTCAAAGAAAGAATCACTACTTACTAATAAAACTAAGTATTAGTTTATACTTACTAGAGCAAATAAAAGAAGACTTGCTCAAATAATCAAGAACAAAGAGCATGATTATATTGAAATAACTTAACTAGCCGCTAAAAGATTAAACTATGATAAATAACAATTTAATAAGTTCAAAAGCGGTTGTAGCTAAAATCATTGCCGATAATGACATGTCTGAAGATGATATCAGAATATCTGACATCAAAGAGTGGATAGGCGAGGCAATGGAAAAGATTGGTGCTGTACAATAGCTCGAACATAAAGTAGTAGTATTACCTGTTAACTGTCATTAGACTAAGTTACCATGTGATCTATATAGATTAGATTAGGTTGCTTTTTCATTCAGCAACTCAAGCTGGTTACCTATGCGAAAGGCAACTGGCTCTTTTGGTATAAATACTTGTGGTACTTGTAATGATCCAAAGATGTTAATACAAGATGAACCACTGATTATACTAGTAAAAAACTTATACAATCTAACTAGTGATAGAGAAGCATTAGATATACTTAATTCTTCACCTAACACTAGACAAACACTTAGTGCTTTACTTAATCAATATACTGTGCCTACTGTCAATGGTAAGTATGTAGGTTATGATAGTAACTTTATCAGTAATGCATTACAATATACAACTAAACCGGGATATATTATGACTAATGTACCTAATGGCTTTGTTAAAATATCATATCATGCAATACCTACCGATGATGAAAGTATGCCAATGATACCAGATAATCCTTCATACTCTGAAGCTATCTATTGGTATGTTACTATGAAGCTAGAGTTTCCTAACTATAAGACTGGTAAAACTCCTAGATATGTATACTATGATATTAAGAACTCTTGGAATTTCTATAGGAAACAAGCATACGCAGAAGCAATGATGCCTGGTGTAGATGAAATGCAGAGTATACAAAATAGCTGGCTTAGAATATATCCAGAGATAGACGAGCATGATACATTCTTTGATACACTCGGAGATAAACAAATAATATACAATTAGAATAGAGTATGACCAATACATTTCAAACAAATAGCTTTACATCTGGCATGAATATAGATGTCGATGTGAATCTTATAAAGGATAATCAGTACCGTTATGCTGAGAATGTTAGGATCATAACTAATGATAATGGTACTACTGGAGCACTGCAAGGTATTGAAGGAGTTAGAAAATACAATGGTAATATTACTAATGATGAAGTAGTAATAGGTGCAACTACAATTGATAAGATGGCGATCATATTCACTAAAGTAATAGTGAATGGCAACTATTCGCATAATAAAGTATATAGAGTTGAAGGTTTTGATGATTCTACTCCTAAACAGACAGTAATATTACAAGGTGACTTAAAGCTCTGCGAATATCCGAATGAAACTAATATCAGCTGTGTTGCTAACTATGAAACTGATACTAACATTAAGGTGTACTTTACAGATGGCAAAAGTGCTACTAAAGTGATTAATGTAGTAGATGGTAAATATACTGGTACAAGTGCTACTAATCCATTAGTAGATTCTAGAGGATGGATCAAAACTCCAAATGCTATTGATATTACTCCTGGGGCAGTTCTTCCACCTTTCAAAATCATCAGACAAGATGGAGGTAACTTAGCATCAGGAGTAATTCAGTATTGCTACCAATTATTTAATATACATGGTTCAGAAAGTACTTTATCTTCTCTCAGTGAGCTTAATCACTTAACAGCTAGTGTTACTACTTAGACAGTACAATAGTATGAAGGAATGGGCTAGAATGTTAGTTCTGGTAAATCCTGTGTACTCAAAGCTCCTCTGGTTAGTAAAGACTACCAGAAGTGTAGAGTAATAAGTTTATCTTATACTAATAACAATCAACCTCCTAGAATATTTATAGTAGATGAAATAGATTTAGTTCCAACTCAATCTGAAATCAACTACATAGATAATGGTAATACTATTATTGGAGAGTTAAGTGTTGAAGAGTTTAATGCGTTAACTGGTTATCAGTTTATAGCTAAGACTCTTACTCGTATGGATAATAGATTATTTGCAGCCAATATTCAAGAGGATAGTTGGAACCCTAAGTATGATGCAAGAGCATATAGATGTAATAAAGCAGGTACTTTGGTATTACATTCTGCAAATAGTTCTGAAAATATAAGTAAGGTATTACCTACAGATGCTGCATAGTTGAAGCAATTCTATGACTCTATACCTGAGAGCCATGACTGTATCAATCCTTTTAATACTACCAATAGTGTGGATTTTAACGATACAAATAGATATGAATACAGTAATATCAAATCTGGTAGTAACAGATTAAGAGGAGGTAGCGGCCCTAACATTGACTATACTTTTGTTACAATGGATATGACATTGGACAAAATGAATGGGATAAGTACAGGAGTACTATCGCAAGATTCTGTGGGAATTCAAAACTCTCCAGTAAACACAAATACTGTAACTCTATATAACTTAGACGACAAAACTACCGCATTAAATCAAACTATACCTTAGCAAACAAGGTTAATGAATTATGCAGATCCATATCTTGCGGCAAATTATAAAAGTTATCAGAGAGATGAAGTGTATAGATTTGGTATAATATTTTATAATGAAAAGAATATACCCAGTCCTGTACATTGGATAGGAGATATTCGATTTCCACATGCTTCAGAGTTTCCCGCATTTAAAGCTGGTAGTTCTAATTTACAAGCATCACCGATAGGTATAAAATTTCAAATAAGAAATATCCCAGCAGGATGTGTTGCATTTGAAATTGTAAGATGTGATAGAACAGAAGCAGACAGAACTATACTTATGTAGGCGGCAATGTCTGTTGTAGGTAACATGACAGCATCTGATGATACTGGGGAATTAGGAGGAAGCACAGACGTTCGACCTTATCTGTTTATGTCATACTCTACTGGAGATTTGGTAGCAGTAGGCTATAATGGAAAGGACAGAATGAGGAACGCCAAACTTCCTAATGCAAAAATACAATCTGATTATGTTACCCTTATATCGCCAGAAATATCTTTTATGAAAGATAAAACCGAGCAATTTTTTAAAGGGCAGCCTACATATTTAGAATCATTATACAGTTTGACTTCTAAATTTGACAATGTGGATTCAAAAGCAAGGGTAATGATGAACGCCTTAAAGGTTAGAGATACAGACCCAAATGCAGGAGAACTCACTAAAGTAAATAAATTAGGCACTATAGTTCCTGGTTAGGATGGAGGAATAGGAGTGCTGGTAGATGATACCTCGAAAGCTGGTCAAACTTCTTCAAGCGATCCGTATGCTTTAGCTTCTGGTATAAGTAAATACTATAGACCGTCTAGTAAGGTGAACAGAGGGGATTATGGAAGAAAGGTAGCTAATATAACCGATGTGGCATTCCCGCCAATGGTTCCATACAATGGAATTAATGATAAGTCTGCTTATTATACAAATATAGGCAACATAGCTTATTTGAACATGGGTCTTACGAACTTTGAGTTTGCTATTCCCAGAGAGAATACTTGCGATAAATCTGGACCGTTTGGTCCATGTTTAATAGCGTATGCTCCTGGTGTAACTTCTTCTATTCCTAGAATAAGTTCTGTTTCATTTGACGGTAGTAGTTATAGTTCTTCACACATATCTAATGTTATACCTGTGGTAAATATTAAGAAAAACGGAAGTCAGTATGGTGGTAATACGTTTACTTCAAGACAGAATTCTATCTATATATCTACTAATTCGTATAGTAACGATATATCTGGAGAAACGCACACTCTGTATACTTTTGGTGGTGATACTTATTTATGTCTATTAGATCAGCCTTTAACTATGATCTTTTAGAAGAAAGATCCTTAGGATTGGGATGATTATAAGATGTTCACAGCTGCATATATACCGTTTGAATCAAGTATCAACTTGAACTTAGCATATGGTGATGCGGTACACAGAAGCTTTAGAAGTGGTGATAACTTTCTTGATATCTTTACTTAGATAGAACCAGGTCAGTTAGGAGCATATCACGTGCAGGATAGACCGTACTTTGCTTATAATCCTACTTACTCTTCACAACCAGGTAGTAGAAAGTATATATCAGCCTCTATATATGCAGAGAATAATGTAGTTACATCTAATCGTATTGCTTGTTCTGAAGCTAAGACTAACAACGAAATACTTGATAATTGGACTAAGTTCAAATTTGCTAACTATTTAGATGTAGATAATAAGTATGGTTAGATTACTAATCTAACATCATTCAAAGATAGATTGTTCTTCTGGTAGGATACTGCACTAGGTATTGCTTCTGTAAATGAAAGATCTCTTATTCAAGATAATAATGTAGGTCAGTTAACGTTGGGTACAGGTGGCATTCTTACAAGAGCTGATTATTTAACTAATACAAATGGTTCATCTATAGTAAATGATAGAAGTATAGTACACTCTGATAATGTATTATATTGGTACGACTTTGATAAGAATGAAATATGTGCTTACACTGGACAAGTATCACAGATCTCTAAAGAGAAAGGTGTATAGACTTATCTCAATGAAATGTATGTGAACAAGCGTAATGTAAGCTTAGCGTTCTATGATAAGAAGTACAATGAAGTATGGTTTAAGTTCTACGATAAATCATTGATATTCAATGAATAGTTGGGTCAATTTACTTCATTCTATACATTTAATCCTCAGTGGGCTCTACCATTCTCTAATAAGATTGTAACTATTAAAGATAACTTCTACTATGTGATTAATACTCTAGATATAGATGGAATACTTCCTGAAACTAAGATTGCTAAAGTACAGTTCTATGTAAACAAGGATACTCTATATACTAAGGTATTTGATAATGTATTCTTCGGTGGAGAATTCAATGACCCTAGTACGGCAGACAATCTGACTGCTATGAATAACATAATAACAAATATTACATTTCACACTAAGAGTCAAGAAGCTAATCCGTTACCACCATGTACATATGATAGCACAGTAAACACTGATCTTAAGTATGCATATGATTACAGAGAAGATACATATAGATTTGCTATAGGTAGAGAGAATATAAAATTGAGTGATACACAACAGATTGAGAATAAAGCAAATGCTGGTAGATTGAGAGGTAAATGGTTACAGTGTGAATATGTATTCGACTGTAATAATGATAAGACCTTTAAATTACCATACGTTAATACAACATATAGATATTCACTAGTATAATGAAAAAGAAAGGAAAGAAAGCACGTGCATGTGCGTTTGGTGCTAAGATTACACCAGATAGTATTTCAGATATGATACAAGGCACAGCAGGCTTATTTGATAGTTTATCTGGTAAATCTACAGCTACTACATCTGGACAGGCAGTAGGATAGTCCATTGGAAACATATTCAGTGGTGCAAGTTCAGGCATGCAAATTGGTCAAATGTTTGGACCACAAGGAGCGGCTATAGGAGCTGCTGCTGGAGCAGCTATGGGTTTAATAGGTAAATCGGGTGGCATAACTGAAACAGGTGGATTTACTGAAGATAATCAATATTCACTGGGTACAGGTTTAATTGGTGCATTCGGTAATAAGCGACTGAAACGTAAGATTGAACAAGATAAAGCTAAAGTACAAGCAAATAGAATTGCAGTATCTAATACTGCCAACTTGCAAGCAGATTGGTATAATGACAATAATTATGACACATACACATTTGCAGATGGAGGTACAGCTGGCAGTTTGGCTTATGTTGATGATGGAGAGTTAATTCAAACTCCAGATGGTAATGTTAGTAAAGTACCCGAACAAGGTAAACCTACTGACTCTAATCTGGTTAACTTGCCTTATGGTACTAAGATACTTAGTGATACTCTAAAAGTTCCAGGAACTAAGAAAACATTTGCACAAATGGGAGAAGAAATGATGTCGAAAAAGAAAAGTAAAGGTAAAGATAGATATGCTTAGAATGCTGCTAAATTAAATGCCATGAATAATGCTATGATTCATGATGAATTATTCAATCAGCAAGAAGCATTAAAATAGAAAAAAGGAATTAAACCAAAGACTAAAGCTTTTGAGGATGGAGGTTTATATCATAGATATAACAGAAATGTGAACGATACTATGCGAGACATCATTATTGGTTCTCAGCTTGGACAAGATAAAGTACTCACAGGTTTCTACGACAGTAAAGGTATGGGTAGAATGCCTAATCTTACTGATAATATTGCATTGCCAGAAGTAACAGTAACAGCGGCAGCACCTACTGGTGATACAGGTAAAGGAACTGGAAAAGGAAGGCGTTTTAGTTTTCCTAAATTAGGAGACCTTGGAGAATATGCCAGCTCAATAGCATCGCTTGCTCCAGTAATATCTAATCTTACTTCAGGTAGTGCAGAACAAGTAAGAGATGTACAAAATCCATATGCAGGAACTGTTGCCAGAATTATGCGTAATCGTAGATACGATATTACTCCAGCATTAAGAGAATTGTCTACTAGTAGAGCAATATCAGATTATAATGCTAGTCAATCTAATACTAACACAGGAGCTAATATGGCTTATAGATTACAATCGGCTGTTGGACTAGACAAAGCGATTGCTAATCTGTATAGTCAAGCTAGTAATATGCAGAATCAATTTGATGCAGATTATGCTAGTACACTTAACAATCTTGGTCAGCAGTATGTTGGAGCTGTTAATCTTTCTAGCGATTTGGGTGCTAGAAACAGAGCAGCTGCTTATAATATAAGAAATGCAGGTTTAGGACAACTAAGTAAATGGGCACAAACTCAGCAACTTATGCGTAACCAGAAGAAGAGAGATAAGCAAATGCTTAGTTTATATAAACCGTTCTTAGAATCTGGTTTTACTAATACTGATTTAACTAACTTCCTAAGATACGAATAATATGGCAGTAAATAGATATAGCTAGCCAGCATAGGCAGATTTTATCAATACATATGTACCTATTAACTTTGGAGAGTTATATAGAATTGGTACTACTCAAAAAGCAGCTGTAGATCAAGCAGCTGCTAATTTGCAAAACAATATACAGAAATGGAGTGAATTCCAATCCCCTTCAGCTGTAGATACTAAAAGATATTATGATCTTACTATTGGTTCAATGAAGGATTATATTACAGAACTTGCCAGTAATCCTGATTTATTGAAAACACAAGAAGGTAGATCTAGACTGTAGTCAATGATTAATAATGTAGACTATAATGCTTTAAGCAATCTTAAGCAGAGCAGAGACGCAATGTTGTAGAGACAGAAAGTAGATCAGCAACTTATGTTATCTGACAAGTATAATCCTTTGTGGCATAAAGTAGATTACACAGGTTATAATACACAAGCTGCTGGTATATTTAACGATGTGTCACCGTTAGCATATAAGTCTGAGGTAGACATTGTGAAACCGTTTGTTGATAACCTTAAACCTGGATTCATACGTAATCAAGGAGGATGGGAATACAAAGGTGTATCTGAAGCTAGAACTAGAGAAGAAGTAGATAAGAATATATCTAGTATACTTAATACTCCTCAAGCACAGAAACACATTGAAGTGTTACAACAGCAAGGTCTCAGTCCTGAAGAAGCTACAAATCAGTTTGTAGATAGTATATACAGAGCTGCTAAGGAATTCGCTTATGAAGATAGAGAAAGAGATCCTTGGTTCATTAAAAGTTAGGAATTGGCAGCTAAAAGAGCAGAACAAATTCCTACCACGCTTAACAATCTTACTACTATGATTCATAATGATAGTAGAAAGAGATTACTTGAGAACTTTAGTGGGCTTGATCAATAGACTATACAAGGCATGCTTAAAGGTCAAGAGCTTACCCCTGAACAGAAGGATACACTTATGTATAATATGTCTCCAGATGTAATTCAAAACAAATTAAAATCTGGTTTCTTAGAAGTAGCTAAGAATAAAAAGAACTTAAACGCTGGAGCTAAATGGGTATTAGATGTAGTATCTGCACCATTAAGCCCAAGTGCCAATAACATATATGCTAAAGATGGTTCTACTGAAAAATTAAGCGACAATACATACTTAGCAAATGATTCACGTAATTTCATACTCGCTGATAATTTAGCTTACGCTATGATGGGTACTAGTAGAAATGCTGTACTTGGTAGAGATGCTGCTAAGAATCCGTTATTACGTAAAAGTATTATTGCTAGAGACAAGTTCAATAAGCTATGGGAATCTGGAGATAGATTCAATGGCTTTATTGTAAAAGGAGAAGGAAGAACTATTACAGATGGAGGTAGAGTGTATCATGTAAAGAATGTATTTATACCTGCTGATCAGCTAAGTGATTTTACTACTGAAGATAAAGGTTTAATTGGTAAACTAGTTAGACAAGGTGATATTGGTGATTCAGAAACATTGTCAACAGTAAGCGAATTAGACGATGAAGGAAATGTAATAGACAGAAAAACAAAAAGAACACGTACTAAGAGCGATAATGCTAGTCTCTATTTAAAAGTACAGGTAGTTACTCCTATCGCAGATGAAGGTGAGAGAGCTATCGAAGCAGATAATATCTATACTAAAAAGACGAGAGGTTTGAGTTCTAAACAGACAGATATTCAGGCCGAAATCTCGGAATATGAAAGACTTTAATATGAAAGCATTCGGTAATGGTCATACAGCTCGTGACTTTTCTAGTGTTGGTGTGCAATCGTTCAATACAATGAACTATGGCTATGCACCTCAAGAATATGAAAGAGCTAAAACATATAATGAAATAGCAGAGAACGTATCTGAAGAAATTGCAGATATAGACTATGATAAGTTAGCAGAGTAGAAGGATACATCGGAAGATGCGTCCTCTTCTACTTTTGGTACATTGCTTGCATTCACCAATCCTGTAGTAGCAACTGGTATACAGCTTGCAAGAACTGCCAAAGATGCAATTCAGAATGGTGAAACTAGACAGTTATATAATAGTTTAGTAGAAAAGAAACTGCAAACTAATGTTACTAATCTGCAAGGGGATATTGTTAAAAATGAAGGTAAAACTATACCTGAGATTGAGTTTGTAAAGCAATACGAAGAACAGTTAGATCAATTTAATAAGACTACTGATCCGGCAAGTAAACAAGATCTATCAACATACTTAGCAGAAAATGAAGAAAGATACAGACAGACTATCTTAAGAAATCCAGAACTACGTAGCATATACTTTGATTTAGGTGATGCTAATACTAGTGTGGATAGAAGTAATATGTCTGTATGGGATAACATTAAGTATACGGCTAATCAGATATTTGCATCTGGTAAAGAAGATGCATTATCAGGAGCTATTGATTCTGGATTAGTAGATTACAATAACATACAGAATCTGAAGTATACCGCTAAAGCAGCCGATAAAGATAGAACTCGCGTTCTTAATGATCTTGATTTACTTTTACCTCCTAAATTTGCTTCACTAGAAACTAAACAGTAGGAGTTAGAGAATATACAAAGTAAACTCAGACAAGGTACTTGGTACTTTAATCCTGATGTACTTACTCCAGAGTTTAGAAAGAAGGTAGATGAAAACCAATTAAATTTCTTAGACCCTTCTTCTATTAAGTATGCATTACCACAGATTGGTTCATCTCTATCTGAGATGGGTGCTATGGCTGGATCTTTTGCTACTTCTTTAGCTGCGAGTAAAGCTGCTAAAGCGTTACCTGGATACGGTAAGCTTATTGGTGTAGCAGAAGCTGGTATTAATACTTGGTTAACATGGTATCAAAGACAAGCTGAGACTAATAGTGAAGTATTTGATTCTTACTCTTCTAGAGTAATTAATGCCATTAATGAAAAGAATGTAGACTTTGATAAGATAATTACAGAAGGTAAATAGGAATTAAGCAAGTTAGGTCTTAATACTGATAAATCAGAGTATGATATACTTAATGATATGTTAGTATATAATGTGGCTACAAGTTCTCCTGTATTTGAACAGATTAAGAGAGACTCTTATAATGGTTTAAGACAAGTAGAACAGAGCAACATGGCATTAGGAGCTTTGGATTTACTTGAAGCATCTGTGTTCTCTTATGGTGGTAAAGCTGCTATGAACTCTATACTCAAAGGTACTAAGCTTGCTACAGCTGGTTCTAAATTATCTAAAGCAGCAGAAGCTGGTAAAAAGTTTGTAGATAGTAATATCAATAAGGCATTACTCAAGATAACGAGAAGTCCAGGTGCAGCTAATGAAACTAAACACTTGTTAGGTAGTTTAGGCTCTATGGCAGCTAAAGCTGGCTTTATTGCTATATCTGAAGGTACTGAAGAAGGTGTACAGAATCTTTTGCAGAGTGAATATCAGAAAGGTTTATACGATAAGTATAGAGGAGAAGATGCCACAATCTTAGAATCTATCGGTCGTAATGCTAGATTAAGTGTAGAATCTAATTTAGCATTAGCTGGTCTACATCCTGATGATGCCTTAAATAATGATAACGAACTTATACAGTCAATGAAAGTTGGTTCTCTTATTGGTATTATCATGGGTTCTTCTTTATCTGTAGCTAGTGGTTCTTATAATGCATACCAACAGTTGATGGCAGATAATCAAGTAAGACAAATGTCTGCACATGACTTTGCTAATAGAGAGAATGATGCTAAAGTAGATCAATTTTATAATGCAGCTAAGCGTAAGAAATTTGAATATTTACAGAAATCACTTGAGGATATTAGAGATAACTTCTTACCAGAAGGCGTAACAGCAGAAGATATTAATTCTGATATAGCAGATGCTAGAAAGATTAATATGTTGTATCACAATCCTGCATTGAATAATAACTTTACCGATTTAGGAGTAACTAGAGGAACAGAGAAACATCGTAACATACTTAAGAATGCCCTTAAGGCTATGAATGTTGAAGAAACATACAGAGCAGATACTAGAGTAGCGGCAGAAGATTTGAATACTGCCTTAAATAATGCTGACGATGATTCTTATGATGCTACTATCAGAACATTCTATGACCAAGCTATTGCACAAGATCCTGAATATGGAGTAGATTACGAATCTTATAAATCTGTATTTAAACAAATAAATCAAATACAGGCAGCAATCAAGTCTCTTACTAAACTTAATAATCAATTAAAGAATAGAGAAAACTTCTTAAAGACTATTAAAGATAAAGAGGGATTAGATGTAAATCTTGAAAACATAGCTTCTATTCAAGAATCAGTTAAACAAGATTTAAAAGAGCATAAAAGTAATTTAAAAGACGTAGCTGATATAATTGGAGTAGATCCTAAAGATCTATCAATTGAGTTCAATAATTCTGAAGAAGTTCAGAATGCTTTTGCTCAAAGTGCTGTAATTAAAGGACTGTACAAAAGAGCTTTAAATCGTAGAATGGCTTATCAAAATGGCTTTGTATTAGACTTTAACTACAAATCTGATATCAATGCTCCTACTTGGAATACACTTAGTGAAGAGCAGAAACAAGAGTAGATTGATAAGGCTAACAAGCAAGCTGAAGAAGCTAACGAAGCTGCACCTAGCTTGAATAAAATTATTTCTAGATATAATGCAAATATCAAGAAACAGTTTGACATAGACGGTAAGAAAGCTACTGCATCTAGACAAGCTGCTAATGCTATTATACTTAAAGATTTAGAAAGATTTGAAAAGAATCAGCAATCATACGAAGAATTAGCAGAAGAGCCTAGTGTAGAAGAAACTCCAGAAGTAGACTTTGTTCCAGAAGTAAATCCTGAAAAGGATGACATTGCTATCAGAAGAACAACTGATAAGTATGAAGATATTTATGGAGAAGAAGTGACTACAGAACCTGAAAAGAAGACTGTAGTCGAAGAAGAAGTAACCGAAGAAGATATTCCAGAGGATATTGATACTGAAGATGGAGACTCTATTGAGAGTGAACCTGTAAAATCTACAGAACCTACTCCAGAAGAAGTAGATAAATCTTCACAACTAGAAGAACAATAGGAAGTAGTTGAGGAAACAGACGAAGATCCTGAACCCGAACCAGAACCTGA